AGTGGTTCGGTGGCCGACATCCCTGCGTTCACGAAAAATTATAAGTGATTGATTTTTATGGAAGAAGTGACGCCGCTAGACCAACCGCAAATAGCCGCAATCATGGGCGTGTCTGCCGTGACGGTCAGCCGTCGCCAGCGCGACGATAAAGACCCTCTTCCGATGATAGCTGGCGGCAAGGGACGTGGCAACAAGGCGCAGTACGACCCTGCAGAATTTGGTCGATGGCTCAAACGGGAGTGGTCACAGCAGGCCGATAGCCTGGACCTCGAGCGCGAGCGGGCGCTAAACCTGCAGGCCGATACGGCTTTAAAGCGGCTCAAGGAGCAACAGATTCTCGGTGAATTAGCCCCAATCTCGGCTTTGGAATGGGCGTTATCGTCAATCTGCAGTCAAATCGGCGCTGCACTTGAAACGCTCCCGGCAAAACTCAAGCGCAGACTCCCACAGCTAAATGCCGCCGACATTGAACTCATCCGCAAAGAGATCGCCAAGGCCAGAAACGCCGCTGCCGCCGTACGTCTCGACCTTAGCGGCGGTGACGCGGGCCAACCTGGAGACGACAATAGCCCGGGCGCTCCGGGCGCTGGAGCAGCCGCCGCCGCTAAAGTTAAGTGAATGGGCGGCACAGCACTTCTATCTGTCGGCTGAATCCAGTTATGTGCAGGGGCCGTGGGAGGCATACCCCTACCAAGTCGGCATGATGGACTGCATGAGCAATGATGACATCCAGGAAGTCACACTGCTGAAGAGTGCCCGTGTCGGATACACCAAAATGATTCTGGCCTGCATGGGCTACATGGCCCACCACAAAAAGCGCAATCAAGCGGTCTGGCAGCCGGTCGATGAGGACGCAACATCCTGGTGCAAGACTGAATTGGACACCTTCATTCGCGACTGCAAAGCCCTTCAGGATATATTCCCGTGGTGGAACAGCCGAAGCAAATACAACACCTTTCAGCAGAAAACATTCCTGACATCCATCCTGCATATCCGTGGCGGGCGCTCGGCAAAGAACTATCGCCGATTATCGATTGACACGGCTTTCATGGATGAGCTGGACGGCTTTGATTCCGATGTCGAGTCCGAAGGCACGCCAGACGCATTGACTGCCAAGCGACTAGAGGGCGCGTCATTCCCAAAACTGATTTGCGGTTCAACGCCGCGCATTGCCGACACATCACTCATCACCAAGCGCGCGAATCATGCCGACAGGGTTTTTCGCTATCACATCCCATGCCCGCACTGCAAAACCCTGCAACCGCTGGAGTGGGGCGGCAAAAACGCGCCACACGGATTCAAGTGGTTCAATAACGACCCGGAGACAGCGGTTTATCTGTGTGCGCAGTGCAGCGCAACATTCACGCAATCCGACTATCTGCGAGTCTGGGACGCGCAGCATGGCGCGCGCTGGCAGGACGATGACGGGGTATGGTTCGACGCAGATACGCGATTCTGGGACGCGACCGGCAAAATGATTGCGCCGCCAAAATCCATCGCCTTTAAAATCTGGACGGCCTACAGCCCACAGCAGGCGTGGTCCGGGATTGTCGCCGACTGGCTGCGCTGCAAAAGCGACCCGCTGCGCCTGCGTTCGTTTATCAACCTGACTCTCGGCGAGCCATTCACCGAAGCCGCCGAAAAATCCGACCCGGCCACGCTCCTTGCCCGGCGCGAGAACTACACCGCCGCCCGGCTGCCGAGTCACATTCTCTACCTGACGGCGGGAATAGACGTACAGGACGACCGCCTGGAGCTGGAGGTTGTCGGCTGGCGGCAGGACGGGCGCGACAGCCCGCCCGAATCCTGGGGTATCGAATACCTCGTGCTGCGCGGCGATCCCGCCCGGATGGATGTCTGGAATCAGTTGGATAGCATCCTGAAGCGCGACTGCCGCACCGAAGACAACCGCTCTCTGCGCATCAGCGCAGCATGTATCGACTCCGGCGGCCACCATACCGCACAGGTTTATGCGTTCTGTGAGGCCCGCAAAGGCCGGCACATTTATGCTATTAAGGGCCTGCCGGGGCCGCGCCCCATTTGGAATCACAAAGCCGGCAAGTCGATAAAATACAAGGCGCAGGTCTGGCATGTCGGCAGTGATACCGCCAAAGACGCCTGGTATTCGCGCCTACGCACGAAAGACGAAGGCCCCGGCTATTGCCATTTCCCGCTGGACTACGGCGAGCACTATTTCGAGATGCTGACCGCTGAACAGGTGCGCACCAAATACTCGAAAGGCCGGCCCATCCGGGAATGGTTTCTGCCGTCCGGGAAACGGAATGAGGCGCTGGACATCCGCGTCTATTCACTCGCCGCGCTTTTGTCCAGACCGGTGAACTGGGCGCAACTGGCCGCACAGACTGGCGAGCCGCTCAAGAATGTCGCCGCGCCGAAAGCCATCATCCGCAAAACGTCCGCGTGGCTCTAAATGGGCGATGTCCTGCACGACGCGGCAGAGCTGCTCAGAATTGCCGGAGTCGATCAGGCACTGATTCAGCGGGTGATTGCCGAATTGCGCCGGCGCTGGGGTGGCTCGGCAGACTATATCCAGCGTCGTGACCGGGCGACTCAGGACGAAGTCATCAAAACCGCGCTGAGTCAGGGCCGGGCAATCAATGAGACTGCAAAAGCCGCCGGATGCAGTCCGCGCACAATTAGACGCAGAAAATCGGAATGGTTTTAATGGACAAACTCCAGTAGTTTTGTCTCGACGGTTTTGCTAAAACCGACTGCAATCACAATACCGGTTGCGTCTATGGCCTTTACTGCTGCTCAACTCGCCACGCTCGAATCCGCCGCCGCATCGGGACAGCTCCGGGTACAGCTCGGCGACAAAATCATTCAGTATCAGACCCTGCCTGATTTAATGGCAGCAATCCGCATGGCCCGCGCCGATATTGCAGCGGCCAGCAGCACAGACGCCTCTGCGGTCTATCGCGGCACTACGCGCTATCTGGAATACTCGCGTGGTTAAGCGCTGGCTGTCCCGCCTCTTCCGCGCCAAACGCAGCTATGACGGCGCGGGCTATTCCCGCCGCACGTCCGGTTGGTTGACCCGCAGTACCGGCCCGAACGCCGAAATTGCGCCCTCGCTCAGCAAGCTGCGGGATCGTCACCGAGATTTAGTGCGTAACAACCCGTGGGCGGGCCGCGCGGTCCAAGCGGTGGTCAATAATGCGGTCGGCTATGGGATTCAGGCGCAATGGGCCGATCCCGCCCGCACGGACCTCTGGCGGCGCTGGTTTGAATCCACCGCCTGTGACGCCGATGGGCGCGCCGACGGTTACGGCCTGCAATCGCTGGCGTTGCGCACCATTGTCGAATCCGGCGAGGTGTTAATTCGGCGACGCCCGCGCCGGCTTGAGGATGGGTTTCCCGTACCGTTGCAACTGCAAATCCTGGAGCCGGATTACCTCGACCACGCCAAAACCGAACCGACGCCGTCCGGCGGCTGGATCACTCAGGGCGTTGAATTTAACCCGCTGGGCCAGCGCATCGCCTACTGGCTCTATCCAGAGCATCCCGGCGATCAAACCCGATTATTGCCGCAGACCTCGGTGCGCTATTCCGCCGCCGATTTTCTGCACGTCTACCGGGTAGACCGCCCCGGCCAATCCCGAGGCGTCCCTTGGGGCGCGGGAGTCATGCTCCGGCTCAAAATGTTGGATGACTACGCGGATGCGCAACTGGAGCGGCAACGGCTGGCGGCCTGCTATGTCGCGTTCGTGCGGGATACCGAAACGCCGACTGACGTGGCTGACGAATACTCGCTATTCGACAAGCTGATGCCCGGAGCGGTTGAAATTCTGCCTCCCGGCAAAGATGTGTCGTTTGCCAGCCCGCCCGCCGCCGAGGGCTACCGGGACTATCTGATTACCGTGCTGCAATCGGTAGCGGCGGGCTACGGCGTCCCCTACGAAACCCTCACCGGCGATCTGTCCCAGGTCAATTTCAGCAGCGCGCGGATGGGATGGAACGAATTTGCCCGCAACATCGACGTATGGCGCTGGCACATGCTGATCCCGCAACTGCTCAATCCCCTGGCGCGCTGGTTTGACGAGGCGGCGGGCCTCCTGGGCAATCCCAGCCAGCCGTTGCCGGAATGGACGCCGCCCGCCCGCGTGATGGTAGACCCGACCCGTGAAATCCCGGCCATTCAGGCGGCGATTCGCTGCGGGATTCTGACCTTGCCGGAGGCAATCCGCCAGCAAGGTTATGACCCTGACACGCTGATTAACGAGCAGGCGGCATTCCTGCAAAAGCTCGACGCTCTGGGTATCAAGCTCGACTCCGATCCGCGCCAATCCAATCAAGCGCCGGCCATCGAAGACCCCGCTCAGGATGTCGGTCAGGACCCGCCACAACCGGTAAAAAAACCATGAAACAAACCCTTCCCCTACAAACCCGCCTTGCCACTTTCAAGCCGCACAGCGCCAATACTGAAACTCGCACGATTGAAGTCGTGTGGAGTAGCGGGGCAGCGGTCAAGCGTTATGACTGGTGGGAGGAAGAATTTTATGAGCAACTGGATCTGCAAGGCGCAAATTTAGACCGCCTCAATGCCGGCGCGCCGGTGTTGGATTCGCATTTCAACCATGGCCTGAACAACGTCATTGGCGTCGTGGAACGCGCTTGGATTGATGGCAACGAAGGCCGGGCGCAACTGCGATTGAGCGACCGGGATGACGTAGAGCCAATCTGGCGCGATCTGCAAAACGGCATCCTGCGCAATATCAGCATCGGTTATTCGATTGACAGCATGGAACGGGTCCGCGCTAAGGAAAAAGGCCAGCCGGACGTGATTAACGTGACCGCGTTCACCCCGACGGAAATCTCGATTGTCGCGGTCCCCGCCGACTACCGGGC